CGCTGGAAGGAATGCCTTGCGGCCGCCATAGGTTTCAGGCAAGTCAGGGTGGTGGTACACCTTTATGGACTCCATTAAGCACGTAGACACTGGACTGCGGGGTTGACCCACCCGCTGTGTTTTCTGTGCTCTTCTACCCGTTTCAATAGGGGAAGTGGTTACGGTGCTTATACCGGGCATACTGCCATCAGCCGCAATGGACGTGTGCGGCTCACTTTCTGCTTTTCCCAAGCTGGGGATGTTTCATCTATCAGAGGTAGCAGCTATCAACTGCATTTCAGAACCTGCGTGGTGGTTGTCTTAGGCTTTGAACCACCCATTGGATGCCTCACTCGGTGCACGGCCTGAAGCCGGACGGAGGATAGACAAATCCTGGAGCTGGGTGGTCAAGGAATCGACCTGGTTCTGGAGCGTCTGGAGCGGGGACGGTCCTTTAAAGGTCTTGTACTTGTATGGAGACTTCTTGTGCTTCTGGGGGTCGTGATTGGCAGGAGCCTTCACGAGGGGCCAGTATTGTGTCCCATAGGGAAACTCACAGAAGTAGACTCGAGTAACAAAGGCAGCCGGGGCAGCACCGAAGGCGAATAGAGCAGTACTCCCACGTTGTTGACGTAGGAAGAATGCGCAGACGCCGGCGTTAGCCGCGACTTCGAAGACTTGGGTGATGACTGCCCCCACCGATCCATCAGTGTGGGTTATACCAGAAACGTTGAGTGCGGAAGCTGCCGCCGAGTATGATATCATCATCAGACCTTCAAACGGGACATTGAAGGTCAGGAGATTGTTAGATGCTACAATGCCGTCCTGCACGGTGTACGTGACGGCCGGATCGAATGCAGCATTAGCAAAGACGCGAGTGGGGCTGGCGTTGGCATTATACATACCTTCGGCATTTGTCGCTACATCCTCCTTGGGCTCGCACAGAAGGACATCGTAGGTCACCCAGAGATCGCCGAGCATGGCGGAGCCGAGTTGTTGTCCTTGTGTGGCGAGGTAGAAGACGCCCTGGTCTGTCAAGCGTGGATCGTAGGTTCCATCCGGCGAGTTCTGTGCAATGAACTTGAGTGGGAGCGGGGTCTCTCGCACTGCACACTCGACAGGAAAAACCTGTTCGACATCAGGGGTGGATTCAAAGGAGTGCTCATAGTGGAGCATCTCCGATTTCTCCGTGGGGGCGTCGCCGTTCGGGTCGTAACCGACGGCGCCCATGACAGTCCCGAGGGCGGGGTTGGTGCCTGCGACAGCTAAACCACTGCTGGGGATGTACTGGAAGACCAGTCCGTGCCAGCGATAGGTGGTGAAGTTGCCTTTAGCAATCCCTGAGAGCCAAGGAAAGGCTCCAGAGTTGCCTGGATTGAGGGACAAAGCACCGACGTTGAATGAGGTGGCAGCTGCACCTCCAGCAATGGTGCCGGAAGTAACTGTGCCCACGTACTCGCGGTTGGTGATGCGAATACCAGCCTCACTCGATGAGAATGTGGCCTTCGCTGTACCCATGGCAATGCTATTGGATGAGACGCGGTAAGCTCCACTGCCAAAAATCTTGTCAATGATATAGCCTACGCCTTCTCCTGCAGCTGCTCCGGCGATGGGCATGCCAAGAGCTGAACCGAGTGCTACGCCACCTGCTCTAGCAGCGGTGGACAACACTTTCCCCGCGACCTTCTTCGCGTTTCCTCCCTTTCTTTGGGTGGCAGGGCGCGCCACGACTTCCCGCACAGAGCCCGGCACTACGCTGGCACCCCTGCGGGGGGTCTTCACCATGACCGAAACACGTTCCGATCTGGCGACCTTATTGGATAATCTTTTTGTTCTGTTGGTATCGTACATTATTCTTTAGCCACAACCCCCTCGACCGGGTGTTGGGTGTAGTTGCAGATCGACGTAATCTACTGGCGCATCGCTGCGCTGGACTGGCATTAACGTCATAGGGCTAGAGAACCCTCCAATCTTCTCCGTGATCGCGTGGCCTGACAGCATCCCCTGCAACAGGGAAGTCAGTTTGGGAACCTGATCAATCAACGGAAGCGCTTGGGTGCGCAACCCTGTCAAAGACAAAAGTGGGTGTCACGGATTGTGAACCACCACTAGACGTGTTGCACCGCGGATGGTGTGGGTTGTCATACCCCACTTTGCACGCGGACCTGTTTGCTGGGATAGACCTCCCAGCCGGGTTTTGGATTTTACAACATTTGAATCAAGCAATCAGGTACCAGATGACCATACCAGATCTCAGTTTCACCCTGGAGCGGCCTGTTGTACATGGCCTCCACCTCGAGCTGGCGTCCGGGACTGACGCCAAAAGCTCGGTAGAATGAGAGTCGCGTTAGCTCGTGCGGCTCGGTGTGGGTAACTTTGACATCTACGGACATCGTTCTCATCATATAGCTACCTGGATAGTAGCGTGGGCACTTGGCACCACCGTAATGTTCATAGAGACTGGAGTAAAACGCGTGGTACAATGGCATGTCACCATATAACGACAACCCGCCCTGAGCGATAGCTTTGTAGATTCCACATTCTTCAGCAAATGAAATCCCGCTCTTAACAATGACCGTGTCCTTGGCCAGTGCATCATTGGGGTCGCGTACCATAACGTAACGCTTGTTGTGTCCCTCGTAGACGGGGTGGCACTGGCAGAACTTAACCTGTTCCAGTATATCCACCACACCATCAATGCGGTACAGAAAGCCCAGTTCCTCCATGAAACCGGACAAATCGTCAAACACGTAAAGGCTAGACCTGTCCATGATGACGACACAATCGTCTCCGTTGTCGACAAAACGGTAGTCAACACCTGCCTTCTCAAGGAAAGTGTAGAACATAGCACAAACGAGGAGGACGGCTGTGGCAGAGGTATCAATGTCACCTGAGCACAGTCCGCCCTTGCTTTTGAATCGGAGTTTGTGATCCCTATCTTTAGCCTTCGCGGTCGTCGACAATTGCTGTCGGCACAACCACGAGAATAGCTTGAACTCCTCCTCGTTCATGTCCAAGAATTTACGATAAGCGCGATGCTTCCATAGCATTGCAGCGACGCTGACGTGTTGGTCGAAGCGGCTGGCATCGAGTTGTACCGCAACAGGGTCGCCGAAGCAAGCCCAGTTCTCAGCAAATACAGCTGCGACCTCCACCACATTCAACCCTTTCATCACCGTCCGCCTGCCTGGCATTAGGTTGTCGATTGCTTGAAAAATCCTCTTCTCAATAGCACAGATAAACCGGCCATACTCAACATTGTATCGCGGCGTACGCGGGAGGATCACCCT